GTCGAGGGGCGGCTCGGCGGGACGCGGGCGGCCGCCGAGGCCGCGCGGCTGATGCGCTCGGGCCGGCTCGACGGGCTGTCGATCGGGTTTCGCACCATCAGAGCGCAAGAGGATCGGGTGGCGCGGGTGCGCCGCCTCAAGGAAATCGACCTTTGGGAGGTGTCGGTGGTGATGAGCCCGATGCTGCCGGAGGCGAGGGCGCGTGCGGCAGGCGCTGCGCGCATAACGCGGGATGATCCCGTTCCTGCCGTGGACGCGGGGCTTCTGGCCCGCATGCGTCGGACAACGGCCCTTCTTCGTGAAACGAGGTAATTATGGACAATCAGATGAGCGCGCCCGAAACGAAGGCCGATCTGGCGCGGGCGATTGACGACATGATGGTCGCCTTCGAGGCGTTCAAGGACAGCAACGATCGCCGCATCGGCGAGATCGAGAAGAAGTCGGGTCCCGACGTCGTCACCACCGACAAGCTCGCTCGCATCGAGGCCGCGCTCGACGCCGGCCAGCGCCGCATGGACGAGCTGGTTCTGAAGTCGCACCGCCCGTCGCTGTCGGCGAGCCCGGTGGTGAGCGCGTCGGAGCACAAGAGCGCCTTTGAGGGCTATGTGCGCGGCGGCAACGAGCACGCTCTGCGCTCGCTGGAGAAGAAGGCGCTGACGGGTGGCGACACCGATGCCGGCTTTACCGTGCCGGTGGAGGTGGAGAGCGAGGTGATGCGTCGCCTCACCGCGATCTCGCCGATCCGTGCCATCGCCGGTGTGCGCCAGGTGTCGAGCTCGACCTACAAGAAGCCGGTGACGAGCACCGGTCCGGCAACGGGCTGGGTCGCCGAGACCGACGCCCGCGTCGAGACCGATGCGCCGGTTCTGTCGGAGCTCAAGTTCGAGACGATGGAGCTTTATGCGATGCCGGCGGCGACGTCGGCGCTGCTCGACGACACCGCCGTCGATGTCGACGCCTGGCTTGCCGACGAGATCGAGGCCGTGTTTGCCGAGCAGGAGACGAAGGCGTTCGTCGCCGGCACCGGGACGGGTCAGCCGCGCGGGTTCACGAACTATCCGACCGTTGCGGAGAGCTCGTGGAGCTGGGACAACCTCGGCTTCATCGCCACCGGTGCGGCCGGCGCGTTCCCGGCGGCCGGCGCGGCCGACAAGCTGATCGACCTCGTCTACACGCTGAAGGCCGGCTATCGCCAGAACGCCAACTTCGTCATGAACCGGTCGACCCAGGCGGCCGTGCGCAAGATGAAGGACGCCGACGGTCACTACATCTGGGCGCCGCCGGCCGTGCCGGGCACCCGTGCCTCGCTCCTCAACTTCCCGGTCGTGGAAGCGGAAGACATGCCGGAGATCGCCGACAACGCGCTGTCGATCGCGTTCGGCGACTTCCGCCGCGGCTATCTGATCGTCGACCGCCAGGGTCTGCGCATCCTGCGCGATCCCTATTCCTCCAAGCCCTACGTCCTCTTCTACACCACCAAGCGTGTGGGCGGCGGCGTGCAGGACTTCGACGCGATCAAGTTCCTGAAGTTCTCGAGCTGATCTTGCGGTGAACAGTCCTGGCGGAGCGGGGGACGCTTCGCCAGGATGGGCGACGGCGCTTGAAGCCGTTGCCGGGCGGGGGGGCCGGCGTGGGGCGGCCCTCCCATCTCTCGCGCCGGGCGCGGCTTTCAACAAGAGTGGGTGAAACGATGGTGGCGATCCTGGTGAGCGCACCGCAGGCCGAGCCTGTGACGCGTGAGGAGGCAAAGGCCCATGCGCGGATCGACGGGGCGTCGGAAGACGGCCTGGTCGACACGCTGATCACGGCGGCGCGGGCCGACGTGGAGAACCGGACCGGGCGAGCGTTGATGCCGCAGGGCTGGCGCATCGTGCGCGATGCGATCCCGGCCGGCGGGATCCTGCGACTGGCACCGGCGCCGGTGATCTCGGTGGATGCGGTGACACTTTATGGCGCCGACGGGACGCCTTCGGTGGCGTCGGCGGAGGAGTACGAGGCGGACCTCGTGTCCTCGCCCGGGCGGTTGAAGCTCGGCAGCGGCCGGTTCTGGGGCGCGCGGGCGATGAACGGGATCGAGGTGGACGTCACTTGCGGTTACGCCTCGGCCGCGGATGTGCCCGCGCCGCTGAAGCAGGCGATCCTGATGCTCACCGCCTACTGGTTCGAGCAGCGCGAGGCGGCGGCTGTCGGCGGTGTCGCCGGGGCGACGGCCAACGGGGTGGCCGCGCTGGTGGCGCCCTACCGGATGCCGAGGCTCCAATGAGCGTCGCCATCGGGGAGCTGCGCCGGCGCCTCACCATCGAGGCGGCGGTCGACGTGCCCGACGGTGCGGGCGGTGTCAGCCGGACGTGGAATGCGGTGGGCGATGTGTTCGCCAAGGTCGTGCCGCGGCGGCGCCGCGAGACGGTCGATGACGGGCGGCAGGTCGGTCTGGTGACGCATCTCGTCACGATCCGGCGGCGCGAGGATGTCAACGGCGAGGTGCGCTTCGTCGAGGGCGAGACGCTCTACCGCGTGCTGGCGGTGGAGGACGCCGATCCGCTGCGACGGTTCCAGGACTGCTGGTGCGAGGAGGAGCAGCGATGAGCGATGCCCGCCACAGTCTGATGGAAGCCGTCTACGCCGTACTCGTCGGGGACAGCGAGCTCGATGCGGTGCTGACCGGCGGCAAGGTGTTCGACCATGTGCCGCGGGCGGCGGGATATCCGTTCGTCTCCTTCGGCAATTGCGACACGCGCGCCGTCGACGGCGATGCGGTGCCGGCGGAACTCCACCGCTTCGAGGTGCTGGTGCACTCGCGCGCACCGGGACGGGCGGAGGCCTCGGCGATCGCGGCGCGGGTGGCGGCGCTCGTCGATGGAGCGGCGCTCGCCCTGACGGGAGCTGCCCTCGTGTTCATGCGGCTGCGCGACACCAGCGTCGCGGCGAGCTCGGACCGGCGCGCCTACCGGGTGCGCATGCGCTTTGAAGCGCTGACCGAAATCATGTGAGGAGAGCCTAATGGCTGCGCAAAGCGGAAAAGACCTGTTGCTCAAGGTCGATGAAACAGGCGGCGGCTCGTTCGTGACCGTGGCCGGATTGCGTTCCAAGCGCATCTCGTTCGGGGCGGCGGCCGTCGATGTGACGGACCAGGCCTCGGCGGGGCAGTGGCGCGAGCTGCTCGACGGGGCGGGCGTCAAGACGGCGAACGTCGCCGGGTCGGGGATCTTCAAGGACGGTTCGTCCGATTCCACCGTGCGGGCAATCTTCTTTTCCGGGACCGTGCGGGACTGGCAGGTCGTGGTGCCGGACTTCGGGACCATCGAGGGGCCGTTCCAGGTGACGGCGCTTGAGTACGGCGGCAACTACGACGGCGAGGTCGTCTACGAGGTGGCGCTGGAATCGGCCGGCGCGCTGACGTTTGCGGCGGCGTGAGGCGATGATGGCCAATCGCTATCGCGGCGAGACGAGCGCCTGTTTCGACGGCAAGAGCTATACCTTGTGCCTGACCTTGGGGGCGCTGGCAGAGCTTGAAGAGGCGTTCAAGGTCAGCGACATGACGGCGCTGGTCGAGCGGTTTTCGCGCGGCACGCTGTCGGCGCGCGATGCGGTGACGGTGATCGGTGCGGGCCTGCGTGGTGCGGGCCATGCCGTGACCGACGATGAGGTGGCGCGGATGACCGCCGAGGGCGGCGCGGCCGGCTTTGCGCGGGTCGTGACCGACTTGCTCACCGCAACCTTCGGGGCCGAGGAGGCCCAGACCGACCCTTCTTGACGAAGACGGCCGCTGCAACCCAGCCGCGGCCGTTTCCCTGGCGCGCGCTGATGAGCCTGTTTCTGGGCGAGCGCGGCATGGCGCCAAGGGATTTTTGGGCACTCACCCTTCCTGAAATTCAAGCGGTGCTTGGCGACGCGCCCACGGTGACGCGGCGCAGCGACCTCTTGCGCCTGATGGAGGCCTATCCCGATGGCAAACGATGACGCGCTGTCCGACAGCGTGGTGGCGGCCGAGGAGATCGCCGACACGCTGACGCTGTCCTCGTCCAACTTTTCGCGCGCCCTGCGCAAGGGGATGCGCGACGCGGTGGTCGAGGGGCGCACGCTCGACACGGGGCTGCGGCGGGCGGCGCTCTCCCTGTCGTCTTCGGCACTGACGGCCGGGTTGCGGCCATTGACCGGGATGATCGGGCGCGGGGCCAACACCTTGATGGCCGGGTTGGCGCGCTCGCTGACCGGGGCGCCGGCGGTGGCGGACGGCGCCAAGGTGGTGCCGTTTGCCGAGGGCGGGGTGATCGGCACGCCGACGAGCTTTGCGATGGGCGGCGGGCGCGTCGGACTGATGGGCGAAGCAGGGCGCGAGGCGATCCTGCCGCTCGCCCGCGGCACCGACGGGCGCCTTGGCGTGGCGCTCGAAGGGCAGGGCGCGGGGCCGACGATCACCTTCAACGTGACCAGCCCGGATGCGGAGAGCTTTCGCCGCTCCGAGACGCAGGTCACCGCAATGCTTGCCCGCGCCGTGGCGCGCGGCCGGCGGGGGCTTTGAGCAATGGACGGCTTTCACGACGTCTTGTTCCCGCTGCCGGTGGCGCTCGGCTCCACGGGCGGACCGGAGCGGCGGACGGAAATCATCACGCTGGGTTCGGGGCGCGAGGAACGCAACCAGCGTTGGTCGACCAGCAGGCGTCGCTATGACGCCGGAACAGGGGTGAAGACACGCAATGACTTACAAAAAGTGGTTGAATTCTTTGAAGAGCGCCGTGGACGCCTTTATGGCTTTCGTTTCCACGATCCCCTCGATCACAAAAGCTGTCAGCCAAGCGAAAGCGTATCTGGTACGGATCAGCTCCTCGGCGTGGGCGACGGTGTCGAGACAGCTTTCCCGCTGATCAAGACCTATGGCGACATCTTCGCGCCCTATGAGCGGCAGATCATGTTGCCGAAGGCCGGGACGCTGGTTGCCGATGTCGGCGGCGTGGTGCGGGTCGAGGGGCTCGACTTCGTCTTTGCCGAGGGGGTGATCAGCTTCCTGCCGCATGCCGGGCCGCCGCTGGGAGCGGCGGTGAGCGCGGGGTACGAGTTCGACGTGCCGGTGCGCTTCGACACCGACCGGATGGACGTCAACCTCTCGCTGTTCGAGGCGGGGGTGATCCCCTCGATCCCGATGCTGGAGATCGTGCTGTGAGGGCGTTGCCGCTGGGATTGCGGCAACACCTTGCCGGCGGGGTCACCACGGTGTGCCGCTGCTGGCGGCTGACGCGCCAGGACGGGGTGGTGCTGGGGTTTACCGACCACGATCGGGCGCTGACGTTCGAGGGCGTGACGTTCTCGGCGACGGAGGGGCTCGATGCCTCCGGCGACGTGACCAAGGCCGGTCTCGGGGTTGGCGGGTTCGAGATCTCGGGGGCCTTTTCGTCGGCGGCGCTTGAGGTCTCCGACCTGCAGAGCGGGCGTTACGACGGGGCGACGGTGACGCTGTGGCTCGTCAACTGGGCGGACGTCGGGCAGCGCGTGGTGCTGCGCGAGGGGACGCTGGGCGAGGTCAGCCGCTCGGACGGGGCGTTCCGCGCCGAGGTGCGCGGGCCGATGCAGCAGCTGGAGACCGTGCGCGGGCGTGTGGTGACGATCACCTGCGATGCCGATCTCGGTGACAACCGCTGCCGGGTGGCGCTGGGGGCGCTGGAGCAGACGGCGACCGTCGTCAGCGTCGATGGTGTGCGGCTGGTGGTGACGGGGATCGGCAACCGGGCGGCGGGCTGGTTTGCCGGTGGCGTTGCGGTGGTGGCGAGCGGCGATGATGCGGGGGCGCGGCGCCTTGTGGTGCGGCACACCGTGGAGGGCGCGGGGATCGTGATCGCGCTGCGCGAAGCCGTGCTGGGGCTGCAGGAAGGCGACACGCTGACCTTGCGGCCCGGTTGCGACAAGCGCTTCACCACCTGCCACGAGAAGTTCGGCAATCATCTCAATTTTCAGGGCTTTCCGTACCTGCCGGGGAACGACAAGGCGTTCTCCTATGCCGGCGGTGCCTCATGAGGCGGGACGAGATCGTTGCCGCGGCGCGCGGCTGGATCGGGACGCGCTACCACCATCAGGCCTCGGCGCGTGGGGTGGGGTGCGACTGCCTGGGGCTGGTGCGCGGGGTCTGGCGCGAGGTTGTCGGGGCGGAGCCGGAGATGGCGCCGCCCTACAGCCCCGACTGGGCCGAGGCGAAGCGCGAGGAGACGCTGCTCGATGCCGCGGCGCGGCACTTCGTGCCGGTGGAGGTGATCCGGCCGGGGGCGATCTTGATCTTTCGCTGGCGGGCGTGGGCGCCGGCCAAGCATGTCGGCATTGCCGCCGACGACGGGCGGCTGGTGCACGCCTACGATTCGGCGGGGCGGGTGGTGGAGACCACGCTGTCGACCGCCTGGCGCCGGCGCCTTGCCGGCATCTTCGACTTTCCGGGAGTGGCTGACTGATGGCAACGCTTGTTCTTCAGGCGGCCGGGCAGGCCGTCGGCGGCTTTCTGGGGCCGGTGGGGGCGATCCTGGGGCGCGCGGCGGGTGCGCTCGCCGGGCACGTCGTCGACCAGCGCATCTTCGGCGACAACTCCGACCGCCAGGTGGGGCGGATCGACGATCTGACGGTGCAGACGGCCTCGGAAGGCAATGCGCTGCC